TGAAAATGGTTATGAAGGTCCTGCCGATTGGCGGGATTTTTTACATTTGTGGGCCAAAGTTACCCCGTTGTCTGCACGTGACTTAATTGCAGCCCAAGGGAACCAGTCGCAAGTAGTAGCACGACTAAAAATACGACATAGAACAGATATTGATAGTTCCATGCGCGTTATTTTTCAGGGCGTTAAATACGCAATTGATGGTCCTGCCTTGAATGACCCTGAAACAGGGAATATCTACAGTACTTTTTTGCTTTCAAGTGGAGTTGAAAAGTTCAAGGAGGATTAATTGGAAAAATTTGCAATCTGGAGTGGTGAAGAAAATCCAGCACGTAAATTAAAACATTTAGCTGATCCGAAAACAGCAAGACGTATTGCGAGAAAAGCAGCTCGAAAGGGTTTTAATAAAGTGCGTGATGCTGCTCGGCAAAATGCACAATTAATTGATGATCCTGAAACCCGTGCCAATATTTCCAAAAACATCAAAGTGGCAGCAGGAAAAGTTGGTAACAGGGACTTAATTAAAATGCGTGTTGGTATTGATGGCGGTGCTTCATTTGCTGCACCCCTAAAGTCTACAAGTGGTGGTGATACTCGTCACTGGCGTTTCGTTGAGTTCGGGACTGCTTATGTTCCCGCAATTCCTTTTATGCGTGTTGCTTTTTACAGCAAAATTGATGACGTGATTGAAACCTTCGCCCAAGTCTTTAGTGAAGAAGTAGATAAGGAGTTGGCATACTTATGAGTTACCTGCCAATTTATAAAACATTAAAAGAATCTCCTGCTGTTGTTGCAATTTTAGGTGCTGAGCCAAGGGTATATGAAGATATTGCTCCAGTTGGGGCAGCAGTTCCTTATGTCGTATGGCAAGAGCTTGGCGGTAAATCCTTAAACTATGTAGATAACATGCCAGCAGATAATGATGATGTTATGTATCAATTAAAAGTTTATGACACCAAGGCAGATCGTGCTTCTGAGGTGCGCTCTGTTGTGCGTAAAGCATTAGAGCTTTATTGCTACATATTAAACCCACGTATTAGCGGTGTAGACCCTCAAACTAAACAATATTTCCGCGGCTTTGATGCCAGCTGGATTCATGAAGCCTAATTAAATTATTTAAACATTAGCACCCTTAAGGGTGCTTTTTTATTGCCTATAAGGAGCAAATCTCATGGCTAGAAAAGGTATTGTTGGTAAAGGTACAGAATTTTGGGCATTACATGGCACTGTACCGACTTTAACCAAATTACTTTGTATTAAAACCTTCGATTGGGGGGATGAAAACTATGATGAATATGATAGTGGATGTTTAGATGATCCTGACGTGGACCAAAGTGAATTCATTCTTGGAAAGCCGGGCGACGGTTCTGTAGTCATTGATACAGATCCAAAAAATGCTACACATTTACTTGTACTTGATTTGGCTCAGAAACTTGAAAATTTTGTTTTATATGCGGGTTATTCTGATGGAACAGGTGCACCAACATTAACAGATGGTGTGATTGATTTACCTGACACACGTTCATGGTCGTATGCAGAAGTTAAATTGCGTAAGGGTAAACCTGTGATTGAGGCGAAATCTATGGTTAACCATAGCTTACCGTTGCGTCGCCAATCTGCAATTACTGATGAGTGGAAGGTTCCAGCATGATGAATCTTAAAGCACTTAAAAAGGTTACAAAGGTTCCAGCACCAGTTAAAAGAACTGTGAACTGGTCTGTGGAAGTTACTGATGAGAACTTCGACTTTCTTCAGGAAAAAACTGGGAATAAAGAGCTTCAAATTGGTGACATGGTTGATCTTTCGGGTCAAGTCTTTATTAAGCGTCTAAGTTTCGAAGATATTGAAGCAACCTCAAAAGCTTACCAATGGGATTTTGATTTCGAAAATCTTGAAAACTCAAAAGTTATTGGTCTTAATCATCGTCTTTTACGTGCTGCTCAGTTGCTTGGATCAGTTTGTGAGGATGAAAAAGGGACTCGTTTCTTTGATTCAGTAGAAGATGTTTTTGATTCTGATCCTGTTTTTGTTGAAGCCTTATATCAGATTTCTGACTCGGTAAATAAATTCTCGGGAAAGTTTCTGAAAAAGAATTCGAAAAGTACGAATTCTGGTGTGAACTCGCAATCTGCGGAATCGGTGGAAACCGAATCGAAGACTGTAGACGAAACTTAAGTATCTGGGAAATTAATATTTGGCGGGCTTATCGTTTGAAACGAGGCTCGCTTTTTGTTGGTCGCCGAATTGAGCAGGCAATCGGTCATCTGATGGCCTTTTACCATAATGGGAAAGTTAAACGAGAGGATCATATTGATCCGAATGAATTCATGCCCCATGAAGATGAGGTGGAAACTACCTTTGAAGAAGAAGCAATGAAGCGCAGACGAAAACAAGAAGCCACCTTCTAAGGGTGGCTTTTTAAAGAATACATTGATAATCTCTTAATAATTCAGTGTTTATAAAGTAGAAAAATGTTTATAGGAACTTTATTTGGTGTTGAGCTTTACACACCTTTAACAGCCCAAAATATTACAGATTTGGTTGACGCTAAAAGAAGAAAATCAAAATTATTGTCAGAGACAAGAGGGATTTCAATATATAGAGCTTCTCAAATAACCCAAGATGAATTAATAGAATTTTGTAACGGTTTAAGTACAGAAAACTCTGAAAAGTTGCTAGCTCGTATAAGTCAGGAACAATCAATAGTTAGAAATGAATATGAAGATAATATTAATAAAATTAATTCAACGATTGAAAGTACAGAAATTGATTTGGTTGAGAATGCGGTAAAAGAGAATATTGAATACACCTATATTTGGTGGATTATTGGAATCATTGCGATTTTTGTGTTTATTGGAATCTTGGTTTTCTAAGAAATACGTATCTAAAAAAAGCACCTTAACGGGTGCTTTTTTTATGTCTGGAGAAAAGTTATGGCAACTAATCTTGGTACTTTGACCTTAAACTTGCTGGCAAATACTGGGTCATATATCCAAGGTTTGTCACGTGCCGAGCGTCAAACGCGCAACAGTACAAAAGGAATGGCCGATGGCTTTGATTTGGTAGGCAAATCTCTGACAGTACTTAAAGGGGTGGTTGCTGGGTTATCTGTTGCAAGTGTAACTTCATATGCCTTAGAAGTGATCAGAACAGGTAATGAAATAGACAAGCTTGCCAAGCTTTCAAATTCTTCAGTATCGCAATTTCAATATTATTCTAAAGGTGCTTTGACTGCTGGCATTAGCATTGAAAAATTCGCCGATCAAATGAAGGATATGCAAGATCGTATCGGTGACTTTCAGCAGACAGGAGGTGGTCCACTTGCAGACTTTTTTGAGAATATCGCCCCTTTGGTTGGTGTGACTATTCAACAGTTTCAAAAGTTATCAGGACCAAAAGCATTACAACTTTTTTTATGATTCTTTAGAAAAAGTTGGGGCGACAAAAAATGATATTAAGTTCTACATGGAGCAGATCATTTCTGATTCTTCAGAACTTATTCCACTTCTTGAAAATAACGGAAAATTATTTAAAGAGTGGGGTGATAGAGCAAAAGAAACTGGCGCAGTTATGTCTGATGACATGGTTGGAAGTCTTGTTGAAGCTCAAAAACAATTACAAATTTTCGATTTACAGTGGGAAGGTTTAAAAAATGGCCTTGTAGCTGATGTTATCCCTGTTTTTCAAGCTGTAATTGAAAATACCGACACAATTAAAGCTGTAGCAGTTGCAGCAGCTGCTGCTATCGGGTCTAAACTGATCGTTCAAGCAGGAATCTTAGCTGGTACATTTACTATGGCAGCTATTCGTGCTGGTGTAATGGAAGCTACTTTAATTAGTATGCAAGGTGCAGCAGCAACCACTGCAACGTCTATGGGAATTTTGCGTGGTGCTGTTGCATTCTTGGGCGGTCCAGCAGGTTTAGTCATGCTTGCTGTTCAGGCTGTTGCTGCTGGTAGTGCATACTATGCAATGAAGTCTGCAACTGAAGATAGTACAAAATCTTTAGATGATCAGGGTGAGTCTATTGATGATCTTATTATTAAGTATGATTCATTAAGTGTCGCAAAACAGAAAGCGTTTGTTTGATGAGCAACAAAAACTTATCACTGCTACTGAAGAGTATGAACAAGCAAAAAACCAAGTTGCAGCATATGCAAGTGGGATAGCGAATGTAGCAAAGGTCAGTAGTGAGTCTGCTCAACTCATTGAGGAATGGCGAAAAAAATATTTAGCAGGCGAGATGACTGCTACTGAATTATCTAATTTAATTGGATCACTTAGTGATGTTCAGGGCGCTTACAATTCGCATATGGTTGAGTATGCCTCCATTGCTGATAAGGCAAATACTAAGCTGGGTAATCAAAAGAGTTTGGTAGATAGTTTGTCCGATGCAAATCGCAAAGTGACAAAGACTCAAGAGGACCAAAATAAAGCTTTAGATAATGCTGTTTCTAGATATCAGTTATTAACCAAGGCACAGCGTGATTATATAGCACAGGCCAAGCAAGATGTTTTAAGGGAAGGCTACATCAAGACTCTTGTCAGGGAGGGGGTGAGTGTAGAGAAGGCAAATCTTTATGCTGATGCACAAGTAGCAGCAAATAAGGAGAATGCATTCAAAGCACCGTTACCGAATGATGTTTTGCTAGCTGCACGTGAAAAATTTAATCTTAAGAACTATACCTTTGGTAAGCAAGATTTGGCAGCTATTGCAAAAGTTCAAGGTATAGCCAAGGCAAATAATTTTGCCCAGATTGAAGGTTTATACGGTTTGCCAGCAGGAACACTTGCAGCTTATGTTTTGGGTGAGTCTGGTGGAAATGAAAAAGCCGTCAGTCCTACTGGGGCGACTGGATTATTTCAAACAACTAGTATTTTTAGGAGACAGTATAAAGACATATTGTCCAAGGGTGGCAATTCCATAGAAGCTCAAGCTACTGCTGTAGCAGATGCTATTGCTTTGGGTATTCGTGAATTTGGCAGCCTTGATAAGGCTTTAATGTCAATTAACGCAGGTATAACAGGAACTAAAAGGTATTTGAATGGCAATATTGGTTATGGGAAAAACCAAATGTCGCCAGAAAAAGCCAAGGAAGTAGCAGGGTATTATCCAAAGTTTGCTAAATATTTTTCAGCTGTAAATGGCAAATCTACTGTAGACGACTCAATTCTGATGCCTACACAAGCAGACTTACTTGGTCTGATTGATGATGCTGCGGAGGCCAAGAAAAAACTAGATGATGCTCGAAAGGATTATGAAGAGGGTTATTTAACTGAGCCGCAAAAACTTCTACAGGACCATAAAGATAAGCTAGAAAAAGCAACAATGCTTTATGCTGGTACGCCTCAGCTTAAGGAGATGATTGATAAGGAAAACGCACTATATGCTGCTCAGTCGGCAAAATTAATTGCTGATGAGCAAAACAAGTATAACCAGTACTTTGCTTTTGAAACTGATCGTATCAAGCAGATTGAACGCGATTATGAAAATCAAAAGCAGCTTGTCTTGGCTGATGTGGAACTGAACAAGACTAAAAAAGCTGAAATTACTGCGGCTTTAGATCGTCAGAAAGAACAGGAAATTGCATGGGAGAAACTTGAGCAACAACAAAGATTAAGTGATGCGAGTGCATTCTTGCGAACTGAAATTGAAAATATTCAAATTCGGTATGCATTTGAGCGTGAGCATATTTTACTTAATTCTCAACTTGCTAAAGATGAGCAGCAACAGCGAATTGCACTTTCTAAAGCTCAAGAACAGCTCGGGCTTTTAGATCAGGCAACACAAGCGAGTGGTACATGGGATGCTACTTATGCGGATATGAACGGTACGGGGCAACTTTACAAGCTTGATCAGCAGCGGCAGGGGAGAACTTCTCAATCGATGGCTTTGGCAAATGCACAAGATGCATTGGCACAAACAGCAGCAGAAAGGGAAGCTATCTGGCAGGCGCATGCTGAACGTATGCTTATGATTGACCAGCAATATGAACTTGATAAGGCTTCCTTGGGAACAAAAGCAGCTGCTGATACTTTATCAGGGATGACTGACTTAATGGGCGCCTTGTTGGGTGAGCAATCAGCAGGTTATAAAGCAATGTTTGCGATGTCGAAAGCGTTCGCCATTGCTCAAGCAATTATTAATGCACCGAAAACGTTTTCGGATGTTTATGCATCGGTTGCTGCAATTCCATATGTTGGGCCTTATTTGGCTCCTGTTATGGCTGGTGCTGCGGTTGCAGTTCAATTGGCTCAAGTTGCACAAATTAAGTCAACAAACTTAACTGGTATGGCTCACGATGGTATTGATTATGTACCTGAAGAAGGGACTTGGTTATTAAACAAGGGTGAGCGTGTATTAAGTCCGAAGCAGAACCAAGATTTTACTCGGGCAATGGCTGAAAAGCGGTTTGAGTCTCAGGTCAATATTACGATTAACAACCATACCAATTCAAAGGTTACTGCTCGTCAAGATTCAAATGGTGGCATAACAATTGAAGTGGTTGATCAACGTATTGCTGAGTCTTGGGAAAATTTGAGTCGGGCTAATAGCGATGAGTCAAGGGCGATCATGGATAACTTTAATGTTGGTCGAAATCGAGGAGGGTAAAGGTGGATAGATTTATGCTTTGCCCTATGAAAGAGGGCTATAGCTTCACACCAGGGAATAACCTGAGAGAACAAGAAGCAGAAGGGGGACCGCCTAGGCAGGTCCCTTATTTTATTGGCGCTTACCACCGAGTAAAAGTCACAGTGCTTTTGGATAAAAAAGGTAAACGTCAATACTTTTGGGCATTTTGGCGGCTTAAACAAAGGAAACCTGAAAACTGGCTTTGGAAATTATCACTTGATAATGGGATTTCGGAAGAGTGTGAGTGTCGCTTTATTTCATCTTCACTGCCAAGTGAATCGTATCGAAACAAGACAGTTATTAAGGTGACGTTTGAAGTCTTGGTTAAACCTGTATACCGAAATGAAATTGATGATAGGAATATTGTTAATTATCGGCAAGGTGGTTTAACTCCAGACGTTGAGAAAATCCCTAATGAATGGTTCCCAGCAGCGACTGGAGTTAACAATGGCTAAGATCACACCAATTATGCTTTCTATATTGGATCAATCGAGTGGATCGGTTGGACTTGTTGAGGCAATTGAGGTTACACACCCGAACTGGTCAGAGGCTCTTCGTTATGTTGTTAACTCAAGTGAACCATTGATTTTAACGCATGAAGATGGACAGACATTTGAATATAAACCAACTGTACTTACTGTTGAGCGTGGAAGTGATCAAGACAATCTTGATCAGTCTATTAGAGTTTCAGTTGCAGATTTAGGCCAGCAAATTCCTGATTTAATAGATCAGGTCTATCTTGATGATGTGCCCATTCTACCCGTTTTGAATTATAGAGCCTATCTCACAGGTGTTTATAGCGAGCCGTCCTTTATTGATAAAGGTTTGCTTATTGAAAATGTCTCTCGAAGTTACAAAGGGTCTACTTTTGAAGCAAATGCACCTAATTTAAACAATTCCGGCACTGGTGAGCTATATATGGCAAGTACTGATCCAAGTTTAAAAGGGTTTTATTGATGGATATCACACCTTTATTTCATCTTAGATATGATCCAATTAATTTTCATTGTGTTCACTTTGTGATTGCAGCCGCAAAGCATATTTATCAGCTTGATTATTCGCAATGCTTTATCGGTTTAACTGGTTCAATTGATGAGACTTTAAAAACGTCCCGTGAGACGGTTCACAAAAACAAACTGATTAAGAGGCCAGTTGAAGGCTGCATTGTCTTAATGACGCATCTGAATGGAAGCTCGCATGTCGGGCTTTTTTTTCGTCAAAAGGTTTTTCATTTAACCGAGCAAAGTGTACAGCGGATCACTTTGCATCATGCAAAAAAGATATTTAGAAGGATTCGTTATTATGAGCCGAATTTGCATCATTAATAATGCACTGGATGGATCCGATCAATATTTCTTAGATACGGATAGTATTTTATACACGTTCATTCAGTATAAAAATAAATATCCGCAAGCTCAGATTTTCAAAGGCAACCCGTGCCCTGAAAATAATATAACGCCTGCTGGATCAGGTGACAAACAGGCAATTGCTCGTTTAATGGAATCGAACGATGACTGTTCTATTGTTCTGTATTCTGGTGACTTGATTTCAGCGGTTAACTGGGTGGTGGGGAAGGTAATTGGGGCGGGAATATCCGCTTTAGTAAAAACACCTAAAGTGCCACTCAACAATGCAGGGACAAGCACGGGTTCAAGTAATAACAATTTATCTGACCGCGAAAATCGCCAACGTCTCAAGCAACGTGTTCCCTTTATTCTTGGGCGTGTAAAGTCTATCCCTGACTTATTTGCTCCAGTGGTTCGTTATTTTAAAAATGATGTTGAAGTTGAAGAGACTTTGATGTGTATTTGCGAAAACCATGTGCAGGTGTCCGACTTTAAAGAAGGTGATACACCGATTCAGGAAATATCGGGAACAAGTGTAACTGTTTATGGACTGGGTCAGTCGTTGGTAGGTAATGATCATATATACAAATGGGGGGATACATTTGATCAGCCGCCGATGATTGCTAAAAAAACATCTTCGATTAATGGTCAAACTGCATTGCCACCTAACAGTACCCGTATTGAGGCTGGTGATATTTATTTTCAGTATCCAAATCTAATTAAAACCACAAGTACAGGCACTGCTGATACTTTTTCAAAATTCTTGGTTAATGAATCTTTGATTATCTCTGGAGCAAATTTTGGGATTGCAGATTTAAATGTCACAGGTGTTACCAATATTGACCCTGTAAATAAAACATTATCTATAGCTTCAGATCAGACAGTGACAGGCTATGACACATATAGAAAAATTAATGTAACGTCTCTTCTAGTTGTTGACCCTGTTAATGGTCAGTTAGATCTGGCGGGTTTATATGATGTGACGAGCATTGTGTATAGCGGTGGTATTTATACGATTACTTTAACTAATCCGACAAATACCAATATTAATTTCTCAAGTCTAACCGAGTCTGCAACGGAAAATATTTCAGCGAGTTTTACTGCAAACAGTGCGAATATTTTTCTAGATGGAAGCTATGTTGTCACAGGTGTAGATGTTGATAACAAAGAGATTGCTTTGGCAACCCCAAGTGCCGTAAATCCTGATTGGTATAAGTTGGCTGATCTTACAGATCAGAAAACAGGTCTAGGTACAATTAAGCTTCGTGGAAGTAATGAGAACTACATTGGCTGGTTCACCATTGATTCAAAAGATGCTACAGGGTTACTGCTGAACTTTCAGGCATTAAACGGTATCTATCAAGGTTCTGATGCAAAAACTGTTGAGATAAGCGTCGAGTATCAAAGTGTAGTAGGTGGAGAGCCTGCTGGAGTAATTTATACAAAAACCATTTCTTTAACTGGCAAGCCGAACAATAGAGATAGTGTTGGTGGTTCGATGTGGATTGACCTTCCATTCTCGGGAGCTGTGCGTTTCCGTGCGCGCAGGACAAATGATAATGGTGACTCGGCAGACTTGTCTGATGAGACAAAGTTTGTCAGTGCATATGCATATCATTATTTGCAAAAACTGGTCTATGACAATCGGACTTTGTTGCGTAGTAGAACACAGGCAACACGTACAGCCACAGCTTTAGACAGCCGTGAATTAAACTGTATTGCTGAAAGTTTAGTTTATAGCTATCGAACGGGAGTACGTTCTGGAACTCGTATTCCGTCGCGTAATATTGCTGACCTGACTATTGAACTTGCTTTACAAGACAAAATTGGCCGACGGGTAATTTCTGAAGTTGATGTAGAAGCTTTATATAGAGTGGTAGATGAAATTACTGAATATTTTGGGTCATCCAAAATGGCAGAATTTAATTATACACTAGATGATGCTAACCAATCATTTGAAGAAATTATGAGAATGATTGCAGCAGTTACGTGCTGTCATGACCGAAGAAGTTCAACCACTCTTTATTATGAATTTGAGCGTTCAGATAATGTGCCAAGCATTTTATTTAACCACAGAAATAAAAAGCCGCAATCTGAAACTCGGACAAATAGTTTTAAAGTTGAAAACTATTACGATGGCGTAGAACTCACTTATGTTGATAGTGAGGACGGTTGGGTTGAAAAGACATTAAAGATACCTGATGAGCAGATTAATAACCCGCGCAAAATTACGGGTTACGGGATTGTCTACAAACAGCAGGCACATATTGTTGCTTGGCGAGCATGGAATAAGTTGCGGTATAAACGAGTTTCTTGTCAGTTTGAGGGGTATGCGGAAGCTGAGCTGGTCAATCAAGGGGATGTTATTGCATGTGTTGATGATACTCGGCTAACGCCTATTTTCTTGGGCGATCCTGACCAAATGGTTTTATCTGGTGAAATCTTGGATTGGAATGGTTTAACGATTACAGGTTCACAACCTTGTACTTTAAATACCGATCATGAATTTTTCATTCATTTGCAGCTCAAGAACAAAATGATTGATGTGATCCCAATCGTACAGGGTGAAAGCAGTTTTCAGTTTGTGCTTTCACGTCCACCACACGAATCGCTTGTGACTAAAGGGGAGGTCAAGACCGTTTATTCGATTACTGCTGATGATCGACGAAATGATCAACTCTTTTTAGTTACTAAAAAAGATGTAAAAGGCATTTTTCAGAATGGTCTTACATCAATCAATTTTGATCCACGTTATTATCAAAATGATAATGACATAAAGAACAATCTAGTCTGAATGAATTTTTAAAGAATCCCCGCATTTGCGGGGATTTTTTTTTTGGAGAAAAAAATGGATGATATGCTCGAGCCTGAAGATATAGTAGGTGCGAAAATTGACCTTGAAAATATTCGTCAAGGTGCGGGTGAAGATATGATTGTGACCCCGCGTTCTGGCTTGCAATATAAATCACTACCTATGATTGCCAGAGAGTTAATGACGGACATATTCACTGCTACAATCAAGAAAGATAATACTATTTATTATAGCTTGAATGGTTCAACAGTTATTAAAGATACTAATCCAGCATTCTTTGCTATCGAATTGTCTGTTTCAGAGAATC